CACTAATAGTGTAGATCTAGCCGGTCAGTCTCTGGCTAAAGATGAAGATTCATTTGAAGCTAGTGATACACCGGATGGAACTGAAAAGTCAGTTCAAAAGGAGATAAACATGTCGGAAGTAAAAACTCCCGAAATCGACCTGGACGCTTTTGCTAAGAAGGTGGCAGAAGAGACTGCTGCTAAGATTGCAATTCGACAGGCTGAAGAAAAAGCCGCAGCAACCGCTGCACAAAAACAAGCTGAAGAAGTAGAAGCAGCTAAAGCTCTAGAAGCTGAGACTGTAAAGTCAGCTATTAAAACAGGTATTGAGTCAGGCACTGAAAAGTTGCTTGCTGATGTACAAGAAGACCTTAACAAGAAGAATTCCAGCATGGAAGAAACTCTTGCTAAATATAAGCGCGACCTCGAAGAGAAGTCAGAAGAAATCTCTAAGATGCGTGAGTCTAAGCGTGTATTCGCTGATCGTAGTGAAAAGTCAGACATTAGCAAGTGGGGCCAAGACTTTATGACTGCTCACCTTCTTGGTGTAATGACTCGTAAGGGTTTCAACACTTCTTTTGCTCAAGATCTACAAGAAAAAGCTGGTATCGATTATACTACTAACGCAGCAGACATCGATCAGGAAGTTTCTAATCTCATCGAGAAAGAAATCATGAATGAGCTGAAAGTAGCTCGTTTGTTCCGTGAAATCCCAGTTAATGGTGCAGCAACTGTACTTCCTATCCAGCCTGATGTTGATGCGGCTGCATGGGCAACTGCCGCTACTGGCGGAAACTTGCAGAACCAAGGCAACTCTGGCGGCAACGCTAATAAGTTCCAGCCTAAGCAAGTAATCTTGAATGCTTACCGTCTCGTTTCTAGTTCTTTCATGGACAACGACGTTGACGAGCAAGTACTCATTAACTTGATGCCTATGATCGTTGAATCAGTAGCTCGTGCTCACGCAAAAGCTGTTGAATCTGCTATCCTTATGGGCGGTGGTTCTATCACTGGTCTTGACGGCTACGCAGCTACTCACTCTGGCAAGATTGACCTTGACGCGGCTTCTGTCGCTGCGGGTAACTCTGCTAAGATGACTTCTGCTATGTTGCTTGGTGCTCGTCAGGGCATGGGTAAGTATGGTCTTAACCCAACTGATTTGGCCTACATCGTAAGCCAGAACAGCTACTACGATCTGCTCGAAGATGCTAGCTTCCAAACTTTGGATGAAGTAGGATCTGACCTTGCAGCACGTGTAACTGGTACTATCGGAGCCGTTTACGGTACTCCAGTAGTTGTATCTGATCAGTTTGCAGCAGAAGCTGCGGCTGGACCAGCTGCATTTGCATGTTACACCCGTAACTATGTAACTCCTCGTCTTCGCGGTGTAACCGTTGAGCAGGACTACGAAGTTATGAACCAGCGTCGAGTAATCGTCGCTAGCCAGTCTCTTGGTTTCGAAGAAATCAATTCCGGCTCTGGTGCTGACCAGCCCGTAGTGAAGATTGACTTCATTGCTTAATACTTAAAAAGTGTAGAAACGAGGGGGAGTTTATCTCCCCTAAGTTTTTACTAATTGACTTATTATGACAGATTTAGTAACTCTTGCAGAATACAAAGAATCCGAGGGCATCGCTAGCCCCAAGGAAGACCTGCGCCTTGCAACTTTAGTTCCTGCAGTGAGTCAATTAGTAAAAACTTATTGTGGTAATTCTTTAATCGATTACTACTCTACAAACAAAGAGGAAACTTTCAGCATTAATTGGGACACATATGTAATACAACTTACAGAAAGTCCTGTTAATACTATTGTATCCGTACAGAAAAGAGATTCCGTTTCAGAAAGTTACAGCACCGTGCCAACAACAGACTATTATCTAGACAAAGCGACGGATAGTGTACTATATGTAACGGGATCTACCTATAAAAACTGGCCCAGAGGGGCGGGCTCTGTCAAAGTAACTTATACGGCAGGCTATGCAGCAACTCCTGCAGATTTAAAACTAGCGATATTTGATTTGATTACCTACTACCTGAAAGACGAGCATAAAGAGCGAAGAACTTTAGGAGGAGCAAGTATTCAAAATCAAGGGTCTACAAGTTTACGTGATAGTGTAGCTTTTCCAGATCATATCAAGCGAGTCTTAGACTTGTATAAGAACTTTTAATGAGTTTAGGCGACCAAAGAAAATTTTTGGAAACTTTTGAAAAAAAGTTAGCTAGGCGTTCAGCGGCTTACAGAAGATATACTGGAAATAGGCAACACCATAATTTTACAGTATCAAAAGCAGCCTTAGAAAAAGGCGTAAAAGAAACCCTAAATGTAGGATTAGCTGGGCACAAGAAAAAGGGCGAGTTAGTAAATCAAGTAATACTAAAATTAGAGCCCCACACCTTAAACGTTATAGCTAGTATTGCTACTAATGTTAAACGTAGAGGTGCTGATCTAAATTCCGTAGTGGCAGTAGTTGTGGAGGAAGATAAGCCTCACTTTTTTAGGGCTCACTTTAGTGCTACACAACAAGACAATGGCAAATATAGAAATATCTACAAACAAGTGTATACTAGTTATGATAAACTTTTAAACACATACGCAGAAGTTGTTTCTACTACTACAGAAGACGTAGTAGGCCAGTCTTTTGGAGATAAAGCAAAAGACTACTTTAACTTGGAGCACTTTTTGTTCCAAGGAATAGCAGAGTCTCAAGTAAAAGATGCAATTATAGACTCCGTTAGAGACATAGCTAGTATTGGAGAAAAAGACGTTCTAGATTGGTTGGAAAGAAGTAATCTAGACATGAGAATAGTAAGAAATACTGCAACAGATACTATGGAAGTTTTTATAGGATCTAAAGTATTAAATTCCAAAGAAGCAGTAGAGTCTCGAACAAGAAAAGCAGATTTAACAAAAAGAATTCTTCCGGACGTTAGAAAAACTGTAATTGATATGGGTTCTTTAATACCGGGCATGCCCGGCTCTGACAGCTTTGTAGACATTAAAAGAAAAAAGCTGCTAAAAAAAGTTTCACAAGAGTTTAGTACTGTTAAAGGTGCAAAAGTAGTTATAAAAGAAAACCTTACTATACAGAAGAAGAAAACTTCCACTAATAAAAACGGAAAACGAACAACAAGAAGTTTAGCGACTATAGCTTTGTCTAAAGGTGCCGGAGGCTCTGCTACTCCTAAAAGAAGAGTAAAAAAGGGAGTAGCTTCTTCCCCTTTAAGATTAATTGGTTTAATAAATGAAAAGCTACCCGGACAAGTCGCTAAAAATATGGGAAGCCCACGACTTAATTATAGAACGGGTAGATTTGCATCAAGTGTTAAAGTTGTGGACGTAGCTACCACCGCCAAGGGATTTCCTAGTTTTGGGTATACTTACCAGAGGGACCCTTACGAAGTTTTTGAAAGTACGAGCGGTACTAGATTTTCGAGTGTTGAAAGGGACCCACGTTCTTTAATTGATACATCTATAAGAGAGATAGCCGCAGAATTAGCCCTAGGACGATTTTTTACGAGGAGAGTGTAATGACAACAGCTAGAGTTTATACTTCTCGACGTTCAAATATAGTAGAAGCCTTAACAGCGAAGTTAAAAAACATAGATGGATCTGGGGCTTATCTATCCGACGTAGGGAATAATGTTCACCCTAGGTTAAAATTCTGGGATGAAGTAGAGGATTTCCCTGCAGTACACCTAAATGCTGGTGCAGAAACTAGGGAATACCAAGCAGGCGGTTACAAAGACAGATTTTTAAGCGTTACTATAAGATGCTACGTTAATGAAGATGACGCACAGTATCATTTAAATGCTTTAATGGAAGATGTAGAAACCGTTATAGAAGAAAACACAAATTTACAATATTTCGACAAACAAAACAATGAGTTTAATTGTCAACAAATCACCGTAGTTAGTATAGATACTGACGAAGGTGTACTTGAGCCTTTAGGAGTAGGAGAACTACTAGTAGAGGTTCGATACTAGAAACGACTGGCACGAACAAATGTTCACGCCCTAGTCCTTTCAATATTTGCATAGGAGATTTACTATGGCAACACAATTATATTTTAGTCGCGATACTAAAGTCTACATCGAATTTAATAATAAAGTATGGGAAGTACCTGTACTCGACGGCTTTAGTTTCTCTCAAGGTAACAATACGTCTGAAATTACACTAAACGAAATGGAATCGTCTGGTGGAATTAGTAGGCGAGGACGACGAGCATTTAATGACTCTCTTGCTCCAGGCGAGTGGTCTCTTTCAACATATGTTCGTCCATTTGCTTCGGCAGGTGCAGGGGACGGCGCTGCAGATGATTCAGCACACGTACACGCAGTTGAAGAAGTACTCTGGGGTATGATGGCAGGTGCGGACACGTACAATGCCACCACATTTGATTTTGAAAACTCTACAATAATTCCTGCAACAAGTATTGTTGTAGGGGAAACCTATGAAATTGTAACTGTAGGAAGTCCTGTTACTAACTGGACAGCCATTGGATCAGCGTCGAGCCCGGTTGCCGGAATGGTTTTCACTGCCGGCAGTACAGTACCTACAGGTGCTGGTACTGTAAAGCGTAAAGTGACCGCACATGATGCTAGTAGTAACAAAATATCCTTCCACGCCTCCAACTCATCTACTCTCGGAACAGCGAACATTTATTTCATACTTGGAGATGCGAACCGAACAGTAATGAAATTAACACAAGCTGTTGTAAACGAAGCTAGTATTGATTTTGAAATTGACGGTATT